CTTTCGGGGCCCTGTGCTTTGTGCACGACAATCGTGTGCAAGTCCAAAACAAGACAAGGAGGTAATAGGTCGGTGACAGTTGAAAAGGACTTAATGAAAAGTCCAACGCGAAATCTCTCAGGGGACAACTTTAGTTGGGCCCTGAGCGGAGATCACGTTACTGTTACCGGAGTGTTCTCAAACCTCTCTTCGTCCAACGATTATTGGAATCTTTCCAATAACGATGGAATTGATCGCGGTTCTGAATGGACCGCGTTCAAGAGTACGTATGAGGGCTCTACCATCCCAATCCGTGTGCAGTGTCGTTTAACGGCACAGCACTATACGGGTTATGATGGGCCTATATTGGCTGGGCATAGGGATATGTTTTTCGGCCCGGAGGATTTCTCCGAGCTGATCGACTTTTCCAGTACCGAACAAAGCCTTTTGGCTTTTGGTACTACCGCGATTTCGCGGGTCTTGCCTACCAATCCTATCTCTGATCTTCCGACAGCAGTCGGTGAGCTCCTCGGTGAGGGGCTCCCCGGCTATATCGGCAGTGCTATCAAACGAGGAGGTAAGGTATCAGCGGCCGCAGTGGCCGGTGAATATCTTAACTACGAATTTGGTATCAAGCCGTTTCTGGCGGACCTGCAAGCATTCCATACTGCTACGGTTCGAGCGAAAGCTCTTATCGATCAGTATACAAGGGATGCGGGCAGGAAGATCAGACGTAGGTACGCTCCACCCGCTGAAACGGTCACCGAGATCATAGATCACGGTGACGACGGCGGGTACGGTTTATGGTTAGGAGGTCCCTTGCCATCAATGCAAGGTTTCCTAACACCCGTACTCGACGGTTACAGCGGCACGAGAGTAGATGTGAACAAAACGCTTAAAAAGCGTTGGTTCTCAGGAGCATTTACTTATTTCCTTCCTGGAAATAATTCATGGTCCCAAAAGCTGCTTAGAGATGAAGCAGAAATGCGACATCTCTATGGCGGTATTTCCGCCAATACAGCTTGGAATCTACTTCCGTGGTCTTGGGCTGCAGACTGGTTCTCGAATGCAGGCGATGTTATTCATAACATCAATGCATTCGCCCAGGATGGGCTGGTGATGCCTTACGGATACGTGATGGAGCGTTGTGAACTCTCATCATACCGTACCGTTCAAGGTGCCAGGTTTGGCCGTATGGTCGAGCCTGACATCATTGATATTCCTACCGTAAGTTCAACTTACGGCGCCGTTTTCCAACGGCGTAGGAAAGCAACACCTTTTGGATTCGGCCTAACTGAGGAGAGTTTCACAACTCGTCAGTATGCCATCGCTACCGCATTGGGCGTTACACGCGCAATAAGGTAGCAAGGACTGCCTATCCAACATAGGTGGTCCGAGAAGTGACGATAGTAGGGAAATTCCCTGCTATCATACTGCTAGGAACACATATGGCCCTACCTGACCCAATCCCCACTCTCACGGTGGATGCCGTCACATACGATTTCGCTCGTATCGGGATGAATGACACTTCCAGTGTCTATCAAACCGCTAACGGGCTCGATCGTCTGACGGTGTCCCACGTGCTGAAGAACCGCAATCGTCATACGATCCGTCTGGATCGTAAGAAGGTTGCCGCGGATCCCTTCACTGCTGACCTCAACCAGGAGTACTCGTTTTCGACTTATGTCGTCTGCGACGCTCCCAAGTTGGGTGTCACTGCAGCGGAGATGAACGTGCATTCGCAGCTGCTGACCGCCCTTATGGTGGCCGGCACTCCGGATTACGTTCTCCGTGTTCTTCAGGGTGAGTCCTAAGGAGCCAAAGGTGGATAAATTCTTCGCCTTCGCCGGTGTAGTTATTTGTGTTGCCGTTTTGGCAGCCTTTATCTACACCGCCGATGCAGCGTTGGATTGTTCCACCTACGCTTTTTAGCTCACATGGATTGTCGTCAGTAACAAAGGCTCAGGATGGTTATACCCCCTATTCAAAGGAGGTGCCATGAAAAGCCTGGTGTTACTCTGGCAGAGTATGGCGGCTGACGCCGCTGTACAGTGCCGCACAAGCGCCCTCCGTGACATTAAACGTGTCACGGAGCGGTCAAGGCACGAAGGTGTAGGGGTTTTAACCCTACATTTGCCTGAAATTGGTAAAGCGTTCGAAAGATCGCTCGACCAAGGACAGGTAACCGACGACCTCCTGTCCCTTTGTGGGCAGAAGGCAGGATTTCCCGAATTTCTTCGGAATTTCCTTCGGCTCGTGTTTGACCTTGCTGACGGCCGTCTGCTTGACGATCCATCGATTGATGCCATCCAGGCCATCCGACAACTAACGTTGTCTTTTGGCAAGGTGCTTCTCCCGTGCAGTGATGCACGGGAGAAGCAGGCATTTCTCGATTACGTCAAGTGCGAGCAAGAGCTGCGAGATACTGTATTCTCTTGGGACTCCGAAACCTTAAGGAGTTTTGAGAGAATCAGTTCCATGCTATTCGGAGACGTCTTCTCCGCGATGGACAGAGATGTCTATCACGGCAAGATTATCCCTAAGCATGGTCCAGGGGCCACCGCTGATCGACTTAAGGGAAACCTTAAGTATGAACAGCGTGAGTGGACTGACAGACTAGAATCAATTTTCCCAGCAATGGAAAACTTGATTCCAAGCCTCAGTTACTCTGCGTCCTTGGACGAGTTGCAGCACTTGGATCCCGGATCTGAGAGACCCGTTAGGGTCATATCAGTTCCTAAAACGTTGAAGACACCACGAATCATCGCTGTCGAACCTACCTGCATGCAATACATGCAGCAGGGGCTGATGGAGATGTTAGTGAAATACCTGGAGTCGCCGGTACTCTTTAATCGGAGTAACGTCGCTGCGGGTATGATCGGTTTCACAGACCAAGAGCCTAACCAGCTCGCGGCATGTGAGGGTTCCCTTTATGGGGAACTCGCTACACTCGATTTGAGTGAAGCATCTGATCGTGTCTCCCTTCGGCTTGTACACTCGATGTTGTTTAACTATGGCCACTTCTTAGAAGCGGTCCTAGCGACAAGATCGAGCAGAGCCGACGTACCTGGTTGGGGCGTATCGTCCCTGGTCAAGTACGCGTCTATGGGATCGGCTCTGACCTTTCCGATCGAAGAGTGTGTCTTTTTGACATGCATCTTCTACGGAATCCAGTCAGAGCTGAGACGGCCACTCACCCGACGAGACATTAAAGACCTCGTCGGTAAGGTGCGCGTCTACGGAGACGATATTATCGTCCCTGTAGAATTTGTGCAATGCGTCGTTAGCGCTTTGGAGCTGTTCGGCTTCAAAGTAAACCGCAACAAGAGCTTTTGGAACGGTTCGTTCCGAGAGTCCTGCGGGAAGGAATACTATGCCGGACACGAAGTAAGTATATTTCGTGTTCGTCATACACTTCCATCGCGGCGCACTGACGCGACTGAGCTCATCTCGACAGTATCCCTTCGTAACCAAGCTTATAAGCATGGTTATTGGGGGACTGCGAGGTATCTTGATGACATTATTCGACGGTTGATTCCGTTTCCTAATGTCTTAGATACGAGTCCAGTGTTAGGACGAAGGACTTTCCTTGGTTTCGACCAAGAGAGAGTTCATGACGACTATCAACACCCTTTGGTTAAGGGCATGGTAGTCAGAACTCGTATTCCTCCGTCAAAGGTGGAAAACGAATTCGCCTTACTCAAGTGGTTTCTTAAGCGGGGGCGAGAGCCCTTTGCGGACAGAAATCATCTGACGCGCTCAGGACGTGACCGGACCGTTGGCATTAAGTCCGGCTGGGCCTGCCCGTACTAAAATACGGAGCAGGGAAGAGGTCACGTAACCGTGGCCTTAGTGGAGGTTAAGTTCACCTCCGAAGGGACGGTTTAATCCTCGTTGAAGACCGCATAGC